ATAATGACACTCTTCCAAAAGGCAGTGGATGATTCAAGGAAGGAGCTGGGTCTATGAGTTATTCAGCTATTCTAGCTCTATTGAAGACCATTGTTGATAGTGTTGACGGTACTGGGAAGGTCCATGATTACCAGCGACTCGCACAGAATGAACAACAATTCATCTCATTTTTCGTCACGAATAAAGTAGTGAATGGCTGGCAGATCACACGCCGATCGACACCTCAAAAATTTGAAGATTCAAAGGAGAAAGACGGGACGCTCATTGAAGCTATCCATGAATATATCCTGACAGGCTTTCGTGGAATCGACGACGCCAATGCCAGTGAGAAAACATTTCAAGTACTGGCTGAGACGGTCTCTGATGCTCTGGCCAGTGATACAACCCTCCAGGCAGCGGGCTACAATATTGGAGCCCCTCAGATCCTGGTGGTAGAACCTAGAGCTTTTGGACATGTGTTATGCCATGTGGCCGAAATATCAATACAAATAGCAGAATTGAAGGAGGTCTAAAATGACTTTTCAAGGAAAGAACAAACCTGCCATCGTCCGGAAGGGTGCTGATGTCTTTATGAAGGCCCATTCAGCCGCCTGGTCAGTTGACGGTGCAATAGATGCCGTGGGTTATGTGGATCAGACCCAGAACGTTTTTAAAGAAACTCCCGTCTCTATCAAGGATGAGAATAACCGGGATGATATCATTGGCTACGAAGTGGAGCCCAACTTCACCATGTTGCAGTCAGATCCTGTTGCCACCAAGGAGCTTGAAACCCTGGATGGTTTGCGTGGTGTGGATGTAGATATCGTCTTTGCAGTTGGCGCTAACTGGCTGGTGATCGAGGATGTGCGCATGGACGGTGGTCGTGAGACAGCCATGAAGCCTGGTGAAAATCGTCCCATCAATGTTAAAGCCATGTCTGAGAAAGACCTGGTTGAATGGGCTGCTGATGTTGAATGGGTAGCTGCTACTCCATTCCCAGAGGCTTAAGGATTTGACCCGTGGCCACCACCTACATACATAGCAACCAGGGTAAGATCACAATCACACCAGCTGATGTCCGGCTGGAGATAGTCTCCACTGCATTGATCGTAGTTCTGGGATATGCGAAAGTGACTTACCGGATGTTTCGCAGTGTTGTGGGTGGTGGCTCACTGAGCGATCTGGAATACAGCACAGATGGTGGCCATGGATGGAATACCATCTCAGCCACCGATCCCGGGGATTCTGACTATCCCAGTGAGTTTAAAAATCTTGAGGTGAACGGTCGTGGAAATGAGTTCGTGCTCTACTGGAAGGCAGCCACCGACTTAGGGATTGAGGCAGCTTTTGATGATGTCCTGATTCGCTTAACTCCAAATGATAATGGAGACCCGTCCTCGGGAGATGATGGTGATGCGGTTAGCTCCTCAGCTTTTGATATTGATTTCCGTCCAGCTGCAGCCCAGATGCTTTTCCCCCTGGATATCTTTGGTGAAGAGACCCAGCCTGAGGTTGTCTTTGCTGCCCCAGTTGCTGTGATATCAGTGAATTATCATTTTAAAATATCTGTAGATAAGGTGAACACCTTTGATGGTCCAGACCTACAGAACTTCTATTCATCAACATCCTGGACAAAATTTGAGTATGACAATGCCGGTACATGGACAGCCTTTCCATCCGGTGGATTACCCAGCTCTAATGCTGGTGCCCGTGTGCGATTAAAGCAGGGCGAATTGAGTGCATTAAGTGAAGATCTCTGGTATGTCCAGGTGACTCTAGGAATTGTATAAGTTTATAAGGAGAGGATCATGCATCCATTTGAAATATTAAGAAGAGTATTTACAGGATCTGATATACAGATATTTGCGACAATCGGTGAGATCCTACGTGCAGTATTCAACCCTGCCCTGGATGCGATTAATGTAAAGCTATTGGGCGGAACGATCGAGGGCAACCTCATCGTAACCGGCGGGATTTTAGCTGCACCATATTACGGTGTTTCCTGGGATGAATCAGCGGACAGTTACGCCCGTACCGGTGCATTGACAGGTGAGGCCGCTGGCGAATCACCATCACTATTCATGCCGATACACGCCGGGATGAAACGGTGTGTCCTGGATGATTCTGGGAATGTGCTGTATTTTCTGGATCCAAATGATTCCACAAAAAAAGCAAACGGACAGCCCGCCACAATTGATGATGAATCACATGGACAGGTTATGGTCCAGGTTCCTAAGTTTTGGTTTAAATACAGCTATTCAGGAACAACCCACACATGGGAAATTGCATCTGAGCCGGTAGACGGATTCACCATTCATCCCGCCTTTTTAAAAGATGGGCAGGAGGTTGATTCCCGCTATGTGGGTGCATACGATGGCAGCCTCTACGATGCGAGCGCAGGGGCAATGGTCCCTAGTGGGTCCATTGCAACCAGTCTATATGCCGCAGGGGACAAGCTTTGCTCAATATCTGGAGAATATCCCAAAACAAATGAAACCCGTGCTGAGAACAGGGGAGCCGCATCACAACGGGGCGCCGGTTGGCGAATGATGGATTTTGATTTAATGAGTGCAGTACAATTACTCTACCTGGTTGAATACGCAGACTTCAATAGTCAATCAATGATTGGTAACGGTAGAACAACGCTATCAGGGGGCGGTTGGACAGCCGGTTCATACATCGGGATTGCAGGTTTATCCAATGGTGATGGCAATGGGACAAATTCAATTCATACCGGTGCATTGGGTGATACGGATTATATGACATACAGAGGAATTGAAAACTTCTTTGGGAATATCTGGATTTTTATTGATGGTGTAAACATCTACAATAATGAAGCCGGTGCATATAGCCGCCTGTTTGCCTGTAATGATGAAGCCAATTTTGCAGATGACACCCAGGCCAATTATGAACAGGTTGGTGATTTAGTATTATTGGATGGCTATCAATCAACCCTGGCACAGGTCATGCGTGGCTTTTTACCGTTGACAGTTGGGGCCACAAGTTCAACAAAGGTCTCCGATTACTTTTATACCTACTATGACAAGCTGGGAAGCGGCTGGACAGAGGATTACCGGGTGCTCCTATTGGGCGGTGCTGCGGATAACGGTTCGGCGGCGGGCGTTTTCTCCGTGCATGCGTATTTCGCTTCTTCGGATGACGCTGTGAACGTTGGGGCGCGGCTGTGCTTCTAAAATTTTACAGGTTTTTGCGGGAGCAGGTGCTCCTATTGGGCAGTAATGCGAATAACAGTTCGACGGCAGGCGTTTTCTACGTGAATGCGAATAACGCTTCTTCGAATGACAATGTGAACATTGGGGCGCAGCTATGCTTGAAGTCGTAACCGTAAAAACCCTGCCTCTTGGCAAAACACAAAGCGAATCCCGCAAGGTGTTAGTAGATCCAATGGATCCGAAAGCTCTGGGAAATCCAAGCACATGAAACGCATTGGATATTTATACGAGGCTGTTTGCTCATTGGAGAATCTCCATGCAGCCCACAAACGGGCCAGCCGGGGCAAACAGCATTATAGGGAAGTGAAGATGATCAACGCCGACCCGGAAATGTATTTGCACCAACTAAGGGAAATGCTGGTCAATAAGACGTTCAAAAACTCGTCTTATACGAGCATGATCAAAAACGAATATGGCAAGGTTCGTAAAATATTAAAACTGCCATATTTCCCTGACAGGATCATCCACCATGCCATTATGAACGTGGTCGAACCAATCTGGACAGCGCAACTAATCCGTGACACCTGGGCATCAATCAAAGGGCGTGGCATTCATAAGGGTGTCCGCAGGATCAAACAATCATTATTGGATAGAGAGAACACTCAATTTTGTTTAAAAATGGATGTCCGCAAATTTTATCCATCAGTTGATAATTCAATCATGAAGAAGGTCATCAGAAATAAAATCAAAGATGAAAACCTTTTGTGGTTGATTGATGAAATTATTGATTCATCGGATGGTCTGCCTATTGGTAACTATCTATCTCAATTCATGTCAAACATCTACCTGTCAGGGCTGGACCACTGGATAAAAGAGACGTTACAAGCAAAATATTATTTCCGTTACTGTGATGACATGGTACTACTGGGTAGTAATAAAGCTGAGTTGCACGAACAGCGGAAAATGATTGGTGGCTATCTAAAAGAGAATCTGAATCTACAATTAAAACATGATTGGCAGGTTTTCCCCGTGGATGTCCGGGGCATTGATTTTCTGGGATACAGATTCTTCCATGATTACACATTAGTGAGAAAATCAATCGTCAAACGGTTCAAAAAGAAACATAGACAAAACAGCACTAAATCAATCCCGGCTTATTGGGGTTGGTTCAAATGGGCTGATTCACATAATTTGGTTAAAAAATACGAGGTGCAATATGGATAAGGGTGCGAGCATTCAAAAACCTGATTTAGTGGCAGCCAGAAACGGAATGGTTCAGATCCGTTATAATGTACAGTCCGTTACGGTTGGCGAGGGTGATGATCAGCGGGATGAGTATCAATATCAATATATTGAGGTCAACCCGAACTCCACCAGGAAGCAGATCATTGACGCATTAATCAGAGCAAAATATGATGTGAATGATGAGTTTGGATTGTTGGCCCTGCCATATGCAGATCCTGAATACGTGGCATATCGTGATTTTATTGCTGACTGTAAAACAATAGCCGATGAGGTGCTAGGTGTTTTGTGAAAAATTTCGGAGATTTCGCAACCGAGGAACAGCCTCTGGATGGCGACAAGGAACGGATAGACAACATTCTGAACCGGTTGATTTTAGTCACCGGCTTCAGGGTGAAAAATAGCCAATACAGTAAGAATGAATCGGGAAAGTATTTAACATTGCAATTCAGTATAGAGAATCAGACCAAAATAATATTCACCGGTTCGGATGTTTTAATTGGTCAGTTGGAGCGCTATGCAAACGAGATCCCGTTCAAGGCAACGATTAAGAAAATTAATAGATATTACACGCTGACGTAATGAGGAAAATATGAAACGATTACTCTTAATTCTAATCACTATGACATCCCTCTTTTCCCAGGACTACCTGGAATGGAGATGGTCGGACCAGCCCATCAATCAGATGCCTGATGCCTCAGCTCTCCATGCTGTGGGCAGTGGCTATATGGGACACCTGTTTTCCTATACCATGCCCTGGTATGATGCGGATCTACTGTCCCTATCTATAGGTGTTCTGTGGGAGATCAAAGATGGACTGCTGCCCTGGGAGCGAATTGGTGTTCTGGGGGGTGAAGGCTTCAGTACCAATGACCTGATCATGG